CGCCCTGTGCGCCGGTGAGTCCCTGCTGTGACGCCTGTAACCCTTGCTGCGCGGCTTGCGTCCACTGCGGCAGCTGCTGCTCTGCCGACGTGATGGCGGATTCGAGCCCCTGCACCGCCTGGCCGCCCTGCTGCGCGACCTGCTGCCCGATGTTCGTCGCGCCGCTGATGACACCAGGCGCATAGCCCTGAATCTGGCGGATCGCCGACGCCAGCGGCCCCTGGTCTCTGCCGCTCGTGATGTCGCGCTGGAGACGCTGCGCCCCTGGGCCCGCACCGAGCCCGAGGCCCATGAGCAGCGGGGAGATCGCTTGCCGCGATACGCGTCCCGCCATTTGATACGGTAAGGCACCAAACGGCGACGTGACCGACTGCGATTGCTGATTCTTCCCGTAATACCGCACACGCTCGGGAGAGGTACGCGAATGATACCGGCGGGAATCGTGCGCATTCATGATGCATTCTCCGCGACATCGACCGCAAGCGCGTCAACGTTTCGCATGATATTGAGAGCGGTCGTCGCCCATCCGCGCGCATTCCACTGCGTATCGCCGGGAACAGTGCGCGCCTCGACGACGCCGATGCCGTGGCGGCGGCAGTACGGGATCAACCCTTCGCGCCAGAGGGCCCGTGCCAGTCCGGTCTTGCGATGCTCCGGGACGACATAGAGCCACTCGACGAAGAACGCGGCCGGTGGCTCGCCGACCGTCCGGGACCACACCTCGCCCGCTAAAAACCCCCTCGTGTCCCGATCGGTGGCGAGCCACACGTGGCACGTCGGATCATCCTGCAAGCGGCGATGCCATTCCGCAGCGTAGTGCGCGGCAGCGGTTTCCGGGTTAAGCTTCGGGTACGCGTCGGGATACGCAGTCTCATGCTCGTGGATGAGTGCCGCGAGCATCTGGGCAAGCATGCGGATATCGGTCGGGAGAGCGGGGCGAATGATTCTCATGGCGGCGGCACCCCGAGTGGCACCTTGCGTGGTCGCCCCCGCGGCCGGCCTGTCGGCTTGTGTCGGCGCCGCTTCGAGGTTGCCTGCCCGTTGCCATCCGCCGCCGCGAGCGGCGCGGGGTCGGGAGGCACCACGAGTGCGGGCGCCGGCTCCATCGCTGGTGCCGGGGGCCGGTCCGCCGCCCCGGCAATAACCGCCTCGAGCGGCAACACGAAGTGGACGAGGTAGGGTGCCCAGCCGCGTCGGAGCCATTGCTCATCGCCCGTCAGTGATGCGAGCTCGACGTGGGTGATCCCGAAGTCCGTCAGGTCCACGCATGCCAAGCGAACAAGCGCGCGCGCGACCCCCTGCCCGCGTGCCGCTGGCGCCACGTAGAGCCAGTGGGCGGCGCCGTAGCGGGTCGGATATCCCAGGAGACGCTCCGACACCTCGCCCCCCAAGAACCCTGACAACGCGTGGGTGGCATCATCGAGCGCGACATAGAGCAAGAGCCGCGGGTCGACGCCGACGCGGCCGGCGAGGTGAACGGTAAAATCGTCGAGCGTGCCGGCGTCGTGCGCCGGGTAGGGGACGATGCGCTGCGCCTCGAGCTCGGCGACGAGGTGCGCAAAGCCGACCCGGATGGCCGGGAGGTCGGCAAAGATGGCCCGCCGGACGATCATGCAAGTTCCCCAACGATGAGAAAACCCGTCTCTGCGCTATTGCCACCAACCACCGTGCCGAGGAGCCGGCAGGTGATCTTCACGCGGTGCGCCCCGGCCGTGAGGCCCGTGCCCGTCGCCCCCGTCACCAGCGTAAAGGGTAGGACATCATAACTCGATGTCGGCCCCGCACCGGAGAACGACGTGCCGTTCACCACGGTGCCATCGGTCGCCGTGCCCGCCGTCCCGTCGAGCCGCATCTGGGACCATGCCCCGGCGCCCGTCTGGGGCGCGGTCAGGTGGCCGGTGAGCACCGCCAGCGCAAACCAGTTGCCTCCCCGAGACGTCCAGGGATAGTCGAGACACAGCTGCTCGGTCGCCGTCAGACTCACAGGCGATGCGAGCGCGGTTGACCCGAGAAATTGCACCGCGGCGCCGATGCCGAGCGCATCGAGGCCGACCGTCCCCGTCCCGAGGCTGCAGTACACCTTGCCGTCCCAGCCATGAATCGCAAACCGCTCGGCGTACGTCGTGCTGCCCGCCTGCGCACTCAGGATCTGAAACGTGTTTGCGCCGTAGTTCAGCCGCGAGAGCCACGAACTTTGCGCGGTGTTGTAGCCCGGGGTCGATGCCTCGTTCCCGTAGAGGTCGACGGTAGTGGCGCCACTCAGGAGGAGCCCCCGGGGATTCATCCGCACGTTTCCGCTCTGCACGGTCGCCAGGGCCGGATTCGGGAACGTGCCGCTCAGATCGCCGCCCGCCGTCGTCACCTCGGGCGCGAGCTTCGCGAGCGTCACTTGTTGCGCCCCGATATCAACCGTCTGAATGCCCCCGTCCTGCAGCTCCCGGGTGCCGACGGCGTTCGGAGCGAGCTTCGCCCCGGTGATGGACCCGTCGACGATGTTGACGGTATCGACGCCCTGGTTCCACGCGGAGTAGATGAGGTCGAGGTCGGCGTCGACTTCGGACGCCAGGATCTTCGTGTAGCCGGCAGCCACCTTCCCCTGATACGTGGTAGCGTTGCCCTGCTTGGTCGGGCGCTGAATGACCGCCATGCTAGCGGGTCTCCCGTGCCGACGGCTGCACGCGCAGCTCGAAGTCCCGGAGATCAATGCCGACCGGGTCGGTATGCGTCAGCATCACCTGGAACGCCCGCGCCCGGAGCTCGGGGACCGTCACCTCGAGCTCCTCGAGATCGAGTCCCGACACTTGCCAGTCAGCGACGTTCCAGTCAGCGGTATTCCAGTCAGCCCCGACCGGCGCGTGGAACGAGAGCAGCCCCGTGGTCGACAATGCCTGGTCGCCCGAGATCTGTACCGTCACCGACGTATCGGCATCGACGCGGGCCACCATGCGCGCCCGCTTGGCGAGCTTCGGGACGAGGGGCGTGCCGTCATCGAGGTAGGACGTCACCGCCTGGCAGACGATCGGCACCGGCGGCGAGCCGTCCTCGACGTACGTCCCTGCTTGGTCCATCAAGAGAATCTGGCCGGCCCCGAGTGCCGCCCACTGCCGGTCGTCCTCCGCCGGATGATTCTGCCAGCGCGTGCTCGCGCTGTACGCCGGCGTCGTATGCGGCCCCCACCAGGCCGGCGGGTCGCCGAGTCCGTGACGCAGATCGAGCCACCACTGCTGCGTCGGAAAGGCGGCGCCCGGCTGCGTGATGGCGAGCTTGTAGAAGCCGCGATGGAAGACCGCCCAGGACGATGCCCGGGCATCGGCGGGGATGGCCCGAATCGCATTCTCGATCGGCCAGCCGATGTCTTTCGGCTCCGAGGTCGACGGCGTAATCAGGTACACGCTCCGCTTGCCACAGAAGATGACCCCGACCGTCGTCGGCACGATCGTCCGGTCACTCGGGCATCCAATCTCCCCGGAGAGCTGCGCCATGCTCGAGCTCGGATCGTCGTACGACAGGTCCCCCTGCCACATCCAGGTCGTCACCGCGGTGAAGATGGCGAGTGGCGCCGTCGGCACCGCCACCGCCGACGAGAGCGGCACGACGGCAAGCCCGGTGATCGTATCGCCGACATCGCGCGTCAACGCCGTCGCCGGATAGAAGAGCGCCTGGTCACGCGCTTGCTGCTCGAGCCCCGGCACGAGCACCGCCGAGGCCCAGACGCGGTTCCCCTCGGCACCGGGGCCCCCGGCCCCGTAGAGGCAGCCGCGATGCGCGACGAGATGCGACCCGCGCCGTTGTACGGTTGACGGAATCGGCACCACCGTCGTGTCCACCGTCGGGTCGTCGTAGAGCGCGAATACCGCGGGCGTGTTGACGGCAACGCCGTTCGGCGTCTGATCATGCGCCCCTTCGATCATCTGGTCGGCCCCGGCGACGAAGAGGTGCCATTGCTGGTTCGCGGCGAGTCCGGCGGCCGGCGATGTGAACTGGAGGCGCACCCGGCTCGAGCCGTCGGTAGTGACCGTGTGTACCGAGCCGATCTTGACCCACCGATTGGCGGCGGTATCCATGATCGCCCAGCGATACGAGTAGGCGCCGGCGATGAGATTCGAGTTGGGATCGGCGACGAAGGTGGCGGCGAATCCGGTATCGTCGGCGAGCCCGAGCTGTACCACGTCGACCGCGGCGTCGCCCAGGTGAATGTACTTCACCGGGTCGGTATCGTTGTCGACGTACACGGTATCCCCGAGGGACGCGAATCCGTAGCGCTCGCTCGGCGTCGTGAACGTGCCATTGGCAACGGCGGTAAACGCCGCGTCGTCGACCGACACGTAGAGCTTGTCGCCCCCGCTCGTCATGCACGCCATCGCGAAGAGGTAGCGGTGGCCGTCGGAGCCCTCGTTCAGGCCGAGCCGGTCGACGTACTCGACACCCGCGGGGAGCGTCTGCCAGACCTGCGAGCCGCGCCGCTTGGTGAGCACATACGTTGGATCCGGAATCCAGTTGTTGGACGCCCAGAGGAACCCGAGCGGCACGAACGACGGATCCATTGACTGGATACAGCCGGAGAAATGGCGGACTGGGATCTTGTGCTCGCGATCGTCGGAGCCGGGCATTTACCACCCCTGCGGCCAGCCACCCGACCAGCCCCGCCACGGCGACCGGAAGACCGCCGGGTCGAGCGGGATGTCGGCCCGCTGCGAGCGGAGCGGCGCCGCACCGAGCCGGATCGAGGCGAGGAGCTTGTCCCGTACGCCCGCCTCCTGCAACGCCCGGGCATCTCGCTCGTGCTCGAGCGCAAACACGTACACCGCCTGCACGAGGTAGTTGTGATACGGAAACACCGGGATGTCGTTCGGCTCGTCGGCCGGGAGCGGCTCTGCCGGCAGGCGGCGATACCGCAAGAGCGCCTGCACGACATGCCCGGTCGGATCGGGGAAGAACGACGCCGTCGTATCGGAGCGCGAGACGGCAAAGAAGATCGGCGGCGAGCCGGCCTGCATGCCGGGCCCGGAGCGCGCGGCGAGCTCCTCGGGGGAGAGCTCGAGCACGAAGGTGTTCGGGGTCGGGTTGCCGTCATTCGAGAGGATCTGCAACCCGTGGTCGTCCACTGCCGTCACGAAATCGGCGGGCAGCGCCACGGTCGCCCCGGTGATCGTCAGCCCCGCCGACACGTAGAGAAACGGCCAGTCGGCGAGCGAGTAGAGCTCGAAGAGGTGCTGACTCAAGAAATCCGTGGCATCGGCATCGAGCGCGCGGTTGCCCGCGCGGTTCAACGCCAGATCACGGATTCTCTGACGCGTGTATCGGCCCGGCGGTATCGTCGGCATGGCTATTGGGTGCCTCGCCGTCGGGCCCTGGCGCCGTCAACCCGAGTTCGCGGCGGAGCTGCGCGACGGCGTTCTGGAATACCTGCACCTGCCGCTCCTCGAAGGTCGTGGCGGCATCGAGGACGGCCTGGTTGTTCGCGTTGACCCGCTCGAGCGCGACGGCATGCACGATCCCGGCGGCTTCGCGGAGCTCCCGCACGGTGCCGGCGGTGAACGCGAGCGTCATGTGCTCGCCCTCGCCGGTGACCTTCACGAGCTGGCCGGAGAACCGTGGCGGCTTCGCGGCCATCGTCACGCCCGCCGGATGGCTGCCGCC